TTCAGACAAACAAAGAAAGTTAATTCAAGATTACTTAGAGTACTACTATTCTAAGCATCACAAATCAACTGAAAAATTATCTTTGAAAAATCAGTTAGAACTACTGTATCATTACACGACACATTTAGCACCTTTGAATCAAGGACAAATTGCTCGTTTAAAGGGTACGAATATGAAAAACAGTAATTAATAATAATCAGGGGGGAAACCCCCTTTTAAATTTTAAATTATGAATCAGTCTTTAGATATTTTGAATAACCCAAATGAGATTTTTGAAAATGATTTTTGCATCATTAATTTATGGACAGAGCATATTACTTGGAAACCTGCTAAATTTAATCCTAAGATGGAAAAAATGATTTACTATTGGTTGGACGAAAAAAGAATTAATAAAAATAAGGTTTCAGAATACGTTTCAATATTTCACTATTACAATAAATAATAATTTAAGTAGGTGTAGCTGACTTTTAATACTGTCGCAAGTTATGAGGTATGGCTACATCACTTTTTAAAATATAATAGATATGGAAAGCAATTGTTGTGGTGCTGAACCGAGTTATCTTAGTGATGAACTATGTGGCGAGTGTTTAGAATGGGCTGAGTTTGAAGACGAAGATACAGTTAAATGTGAAATGTGTAATTACGAAAACCATATAGACAATTTTTGTTGTGGTGGTGAAGATTGCGGAATACCTTTAGATTTAGAAATAACAGAAAACTCTTTTGGGTTGCCTGAAATTAAACAAAAAAATATATGTTAGTAGTTATTAAGGTAGTTTTATGGTACACATTAGCTAGGGCTTTTATGTGGCTAGGTGCGAAAATGAATCAGGATAAAGACACATTTTAAAAACTTTTTAAAAATAAGTTATAAAATGTTTTGTTAATAAGAATAAAAGTATTATCTTTGAGTAATGGCAATTAAGTCATACGTAAATCAGAACAAATGTATACTCAAAATTATTTAAATTCAAAATCTAAAGTTGAAATATTGCAAGTTGCTTTTAATAATTCACCATCTCAAAAAACTGCAATTGCTTTAACTAAGGCAAAAATTGAATTAGAAGAATTATCATATAATCATTTAATGTTTACTTTAGAATATAGAGAAGCAAAACAACAAGCCTCTGTTAATTCATTAGTTGAATGTTTAGTAAATGGAAATTTTAGAAAATAATAATTAATAATTAAAATCAGAAATTATGAAAACTTTAAGAACGATTACATTAGGAAAAGTAGAAATCAGATTAGACCAAGTATCTTCAAACGGAACAGTTTTAGGTTATATGATAAGTAAATTTGAAGATGGATTAAGATATTATTTATCTTCGCCAACTACCATAGAAGAAACAAAAGAACATTTTGCATTTTATATTAATGTATATAAATAATAATAATCAGGGGTTTCAAAGCCCCTTTTAAATTTTAAAATTATGGAATGGTATGACGATTTAAACCCAATAGATAGATTAGGCGGTGAATGTGGGACTTGTGGAACTGAAATAGATGTGGATAAGGATTTTTGCTCAAGTACCTGCTATGAAGCCGATATGAGGTAAAGAGGTATAAATATAACAATATAGTGTAAGTATAAAATTGGGTTGCTTACTCTTAAAGGATAGTCCTTTTGGCATAAATCTAAATAAACAAAATTGTTTAAAGGGTGGTCAGAAATGGCTATCCTTTTTTTTTGTATATTTACTTTTATAAAAAACAAAATTAAATACGTTATATAAGTATGATTAAATTAACAATTCCAACATCACTAAAAGATATAACCTTAAGGGATTATAAAAAATTCTTAGATGTTGAAAAAGAAAACAAAGGCGACAGATTTCTAAATGCTAAACTAATACATATATTTTGCAAAATCAGTCTTGAAAAAGTTATGCTTTTAGAGTTAAAGGATGCAGAAGATATTGTAAAAACAATAAGCGATATGTTTAACGAAAAACCTGCATTGGTTAAAAAGTTTAAAATAGGAAAAACTGAATATGGTTTTCACCCTGAATTAGATTCATTAACTTTAGGTGAATACATTGACCTTGACACTTTTATAGGCGATTGGGACAATATGGAAAAAGCAATGAATGTGCTTTACAGACCGATTTTAGTAAGTGTAAAAGAAAGATATTCTATTGATGAATATAATGTAGATAATTTTGCTGATGCTTTGGATATGCCGATGGATGCTGTTATGAGTTCTATTTTTTTTTTGTGGAATTTAGGGCTAGAATTATCAACAGTTATGACGAATTATTTGGACAGTCAGGAGGTGGAACACTTGACGCAGCATCTCAATTCACAAGCAAATGGGGTTGGTACGGAACAATTTTTGCACTCGCTCAGGGCGACCTTAGACGATTTCAAGATATCACTAAATTAACTATGCACGAATGTTTTATGATGCTTTCTTTTCTGAAAGACAAGGCAGATGTAGAATCTAAAGAAATTAGAAAAAAATTCAATTAATGGCAAATCAAGGCGTAAGAGGTTTTTATCAATTAACAGAAACGATAAAAGAAGAACTTTTAAGGGACGTAAATATCAATACTGTTACAACGGGAGATATTACAGATGTTAATTTAAACAAGCAGGATATGTTCCCACTAGGGCATATTATAATTAATAGCGTAACTGACGATGAAAATGTTTTAAATTTTAATATAAGTATTTTGGCTTGTGATATTGTAGACCAAAGTAAAGAACTAACGGTTGACAGGTTCGTTGGCAATAATAATGTTCAAGATATCCTTAACACACAATTGGCTGTCTTAAACCGTCTTATTCAGCGTTTAAGAAAGGGAACTCTTTACACAGAGATGTATCAATTAAACGGAAGCCCAAGTTTAACCCCTTTTTATGACAGATTTGAAAACCAATTAGCAGGTTGGACTGCAACAATGGATATACAGATTTACAATGACATTTATATTTGCTAAATGAAAAACAAATTATTAGAAAAAGTTTTAGACAATTTTGCTTCACAAGTGGTTTCAAGTGCTAAAAAAAATTTAGTAGATGAAAAAAAAAGCAGAGGTGATTTATATAAAACTTTAAAATATGAGGTTACGGTATCAAAAGATTTATTTTTAATTGATTTTTTAATGGAACCGTACGGTGTATTTGTGGACAAAGGAGTGAAGGGAAAAACCTCAACATACCCTGAAACACAGACAGCATTATCAAAATTTCAATACGGAAGCGGTACAGGACCAAAAGGTGGTTTAACGAAGGGCATAAAAAATTGGCTTAATAAGAAAAAGTTTCAATGGCGAGACAAAGCTACGGGCAGATTTTTAAGTTATGATGCTATGAGTTATTTAATAGCAAGAAGTATATATAACAAAGGAATAAAAGCAACGATGTTTTTTTCAAAACCTTACGAACAATCACTAAAAGGATTAGATTCTAAAATTACAAAATCTTTCTTTTTAGATGTAGAAAATGCAATAATACTAGGAACAAAAAAATAAACAATGGCACTAATAGCATTAAGAAACCCACAATTCAAATCCATTTTAATACCTTCAGGAGTGCTGTCAGTATCACTTGACATTACAATTAACACAGTTTTAATTTATAGGATTGTAAAAAACGTGGCTCAAGGTGAAACAGCATCATTTGATATATCAGAGATTTCAAGGGATTACCTAAACATTACTTACGCATCAGGTTATGGTGCTCAAACGGTTGCAATTAATACGGTAATAACAAAATATTCAGGTGCCAATGCAACAGGAACAATTGTAGGCTCTGCAGTAAATTCATCAGACATAGGAGTTGAGGCATACGGAACTTTTTTAGAAGGTGTAAATCCTACATTGCCATTTTTAGATTCTAGTCCAACTTGGCTAATATCAAAAAATTATTCAAATAATATACACGAAATATTTGTACCTGAAAATACAAGTGGCACAATACCTTATATTTATGATGGTGGACAGGGTGATATAATAGGGGTGGTAAATTTTAGTAGCACAGATGATGAAGTAGATGGCGCACCAAATGTAAATACTGACGTAAAAATTAATAGAATAAATTGCACAAAATACGGAATAGGTACAAAGGTTATTTTTATAAATAAATTTGGAGTTCAGCAAGACCTTTGGTTTTTCTTAAAAAGCACTAAAAAACTAAATAAAACAAGTACTGATTACAGTTCAAACACATTGATTTTATCAGGGGGTAGCACATCATACGGATTAAAAAATGCTTCTAAAAAAATATTTAATACTCAAGCCAAACAATCTCAAACTTTAAGTTCAGGTTTTTATCCTGAATTTGCGGTTGAATATTTTGAGCAACTATTATTAAGCGAGTACGTTTGGATTGAAAGAACAATTGAAGCAAACGGCACTGTTACACAAGTTCCTGCAATAGTAAAGAGTTCAAGTATTGAAATTAAAAAGTCTGTAAATGATAGGCTAATAGAATACACAATAGAATTTGAAGATGCTTTTGACTACATAAATAACATACGATAACATAGAAATAACATAGATGCAAAAAGTAATATTATATATCGAAGGGGAACGGATTGAATTATTTAAAGACGAAAGCGTTTCTTTAACTCAAACGATTCAAAATGTAAAAGATATAGGCTCTATATTTACTGATTTTTCTAAAAGTTTTTCAGTTCCTGCAAGTTCCACAAATAACAAAATATTTAAACATTATTACAATTTTAATATTGAAAATGGATTTAATGCAAATGATAAAAAATCTGCTGAAATATATTTAAATTCTTTTTTATTTAGAAAGGGATATATTGCTTTAAATGGTGTATCAATGAAAGGTAACAGCCCTGACAATTATAAACTTACTTTTTTTGGGGAAACGGTTGATTTAAAAAAGAAATTAAAAGAGGTTACATTACAGAATATATATGAATCTTCAACAAGTTTTGATACTGATTATAACATTGCAACTGTAAAGACAGGGCTAACTACAAGCCTTGCAAATGGAGATATAATATACCCTTTAATTTCACATACAGAAAGGTTTTATTATGATACAACTACTAATGGTGAAGATACTAGAAATTTACATTATCAATCTTCAGGAACAGGTGCTAATAATAAAGGAGTAGATTTTACAGATTTAAAACCTGCATTAAAATTATCTACTATAATCACTCAAATAGAAAATTATACTGCTCAAAGATTTAACGGTGATGGACTTGTTTTTGAAAGAACAGGAAAGAGTTTTTTTAACATTGATAACACAAGTGCTGACTATAATGAAATTTACGATAATATGTTTCTATGGTTGGCGAGAGAAAAAGGGCTAGCAGGTAAGGATTATACGGGTGAGCAGGTTTATAGAATTGCAATAAACTCTATGACAGCACCATCTTTTCAAAGTTGGAATCCATTTTGCTACACTTATAATGAAAATGCAGGAGGTACAACAGGAAGTTGTACTAATAGTGAAATTGTAAATGGAATTTGGACTATAAGACCAAGAATAAGTTACGACAAACGTGCATCATTTGGTTATCGTTTTAATGTGGTGGGTTCGGGTGGTGGTACGTTTAGCATTATAGTAGAAGATGTTACAGGACAAACAACAGTACTAAATTCAGCAGCAGATTTAGCAGCAGATGGAACTACAAGCACTCAAATATCAAATTTTAATTTAGGAACAAATAATCAAAATAGCAGTTACAGATTTGTAATAGAAGCAACATCTCCAAGTTTTTCATATACCTGTACAATACAGCTAGATTTAGACGAAACAATACCTGACTATTATGACGGACCTGAATCTAATAATTATTCATCTTTTATTACAACAGTAGCACCGACAGGTGTTTTAGATAAAATAATAGTAAGCGACCAAATGCCAAAGATGGGCGTTTTACCATACCTTACAAGTCTTTTTAAGATGTTTAATTTAACTGCATTTGTTCAAGATGACGGTAAGATAATGGTGCAGACTTTAGACAGCTATTATGATGGCGGAAATACAATTGACATATCTGAATATGTAGATACCAAAAGTGGCTCTATTGATTTTGCCCCACCTTATGAAGAAATTGCATTTAGAAATTCAAAACCTACAACATTTTTTGCAGTTAATTTTTTCGAGTTAAACAACACCGTATTTGGAAACTTAGAAAATAGTACAAGTTCGGGTGGTGTACAATCAACAGACAGAGGTTCTAAGTACGTTGTTAAAACAGAATTTGAAAAAATATTATATGAACGTTTGTCAGGAACACCAATCCAATGGGGTTGGAGTGTAGATGTAAACCAATTACCTATATTAACTGCACCAATGATTTTTGTAAATCAAAGCACAAGTACAACCTCTACCCCTATATCTTTTATAGACGGAATTTCTGACGGTACAGCAAGTCAAGTTACAACCTATAACAGACCGTCAAATAGTATGAATATAGAAACGATAAATTTTGGCGCAGAGATTGACGAATTTACAGGTTTGGTAAAAACGGAAAGTCTATTCGCAGAAAACTATTTAACGTACATTAGTGGAATCTTTAACTACAACAGAAGATTAACTACTGTCAAAGCATTTCTGCCTTTAAAGGTGCTTGTAAATTACTCTCTTGCAGATTTATTTGTAATCAATGGAAACAAATATAATATCAATAGTATAAACACAAATTTACAAACAGGTGAAAGTAAGTTAGAATTATATAATTTAGTGGACTTAGCGAGTTCAGGAGGCGGTTCTACACCACCACCAACAGGTCTAGTAATAACTGTAAATAACTTAGGCACAACTTCAGTAGAAATTGATGTTTCATCATATACAGGGGGCGGTCAAACTGATATTTATGAACCCGTTGTAAATGGAGTTAATAATCAAGATGACTTTAATAAAACAAGTAGCCAAATGAGATACACATACACAGGATTAACTGCAAACACAACCTATACATTACAAATTAAGGGGGTTGAAAATAACGGGACATTGGTTGAATCTTCAAACATTTTAACTGTTGTAACAAGTAACTAAAAATTATGATAAAAAATATATTAGATTTGCTTAAAATAGCAAAAGGAGATACTGAAAATATTAGAATTGCACAAGGAAAATTCGCATTACCAAAAGATATGAAACAGGCTTTTAGATTAATTAAAAAAACAGTAAACAATGGTAGTAAAGGAATATAAATTAAAACTTGATACAAAAGATGCTCAAAAAAATGTTAAAGGATTAAATGAATCTTTTAAAGAAGGCGATAAAGGTGTTAAAAATTATAGTGGCGGACTAGGTGCTTTAGATAAAGTAACAGGAGGTATGGCTTCTAAATTTACGGGAATGACTAAGTCGCTAAGCGGTGCAACAAAAGGATTAAACCTTATGAAGGTCGCTATCATTGGAACAGGAATAGGGGCGTTGCTTATCGGTATTCTAGCTGTATCTAAGGCATTTACATCTTCAGAAGAAGGACAGAACAAATTTAATAAAATACTAGGAATTATCGGTGCTACTGTTTCTGTCTTTACAGATAAATTAGCTGATTTAGGTAGTTTTATTATTGGAGTTTTTGAAAATCCAAAACAGGCTTTACTTGATTTTAAAGATGCATTTGTAAAAAATATAACCAACAGAATTTCAAGTGCAATTGAAACAATAGGATTTTTAGGTAGTGCAATTAAAAAGGTATTTAGCGGAGATTTTAGCGGTGCAATGGATGATGCAAAATCAGCAGGTAGTTCTTACGTTGATACATTAACAGGTGTTAAAGACACCATTGGAAAAGTCAAAGAATCGGTCAAAGAATTAACAACCGAAATAATAACAGAAGGAAAAGCTGCAGGTGTAATAGCAGACCAAAGAGCAAAGGCAGATAAATTAGATAGAAATTTATTAGTTGAAAGAGCAAAAGCAAATAGAAAAAGAGCAGAATTATTGGATAAAATTGCTCAAAGGGAAAAATTTACAGCTAAAGAAAGAATAGAGTTTTTAAAAGAAGCTGCATTAGTAGAAGAAGAAATTACGAATAAAGAAATAGCTGCTGCTTCATTAAGACTAAGTGCAAAACAGGCAGAAAATGCTTTAGGGCTTTCAACAAAAGAAGATTTACAAGAAGAAGCTCAATTAAAATCAAATCTTATAAATTTAGAAACTGCAAAATTACGAAAAGCAAAGTTGGTTTCTACTCAAATGATAACCGTTAGTAAAGAAGAAGCTGCTGCAAAAAAAGCAATAGATGACGCTGCAAAATTAGCAACAGATGAATCAGATAAAGCTGAAGCGGAAAAGAAAAAAGAATTAAAAACTTTACAAGAAGAAATAAGAAATGCAGAAGCGGTCACAGCAGATGAAAAAAGGGCTTTAGAAATTGAAAAAGTTACAGAGCATTATGATAAATTAATTGAAGAAGCTAAAAGACTTGGATTAGCAACTGAAGGTTTGGCAAGAGGTAAAGCAAATGCCTTAAAAAAATTCGATAAAGAAGTTGCCGAAAACGAAATCAGTTGGTCTGAAATGACAGCTGAACAAAAAGGTAAGATTGCAAAAGATGGTTTTAATAATCTTGCAACTATTTTAGGTGAAGAAACTGCAGCAGGAAAAGCAGCTGCAATCGCATCAGCAACAATAAGCACTTTTCAATCGGCACAAAGTTCTTATAATTCTTTAGCAGGGATTCCAATAATTGGACCTGCTTTAGGTTTTGCAGCAGCAGGTGCAGCAGTTGTTTCAGGTTTTAAACAAGTAAAAGCAATAACAGCAACAAAGGTGCCATCCATTGGAGGTAAAGCAGCACCATCTTCAGGAGGTGGCTCACCATCTGCACCTGCAGGGGGTTCTTCATCACCACCTAAATTTAACATAGTTGGTTCTTCAGGAACAAATCAATTAGCTGATGCAATAGGAAGTCAAGAAAAAAAACCCGTTAAGGCTTTTGTAGTTGCAGGTGATGTAAGTACCGCACAAGAAATGGACAGAAATGTAATTTCAGATGCATCAATAGGTTAAAAAGCAAATTTTAGAATTAAATACGTTATATAAATATGAAAATAATTGAGCTAGTATTAGATGAAGAACAAGAAGAAAGTGGAATTGAAGCTATTTCAATAGTAGAAAACCCTGCCATAGAATCTGACTTTGTTGCCTTAAAAACTGAAGAAATTAAATTAGCAGAAGTAAGTTCTGAAAAAAAAATATTGCTAGGTGCATTATTAATTCCAAATAAACCTATTTATAGAAGTGGGGACGATGGTGAATATTATATTTTTTTCTCAAAAGACACAGTTGCTAAAGCATCACAGATGTATCTTAAAAATGGGTATCAAAATAATTCAACCTTAGAACACGACAAGGCTTTAAATGGACTGACTTTAGTAGAAAGTTGGCTAGTAGAAGACGAAGTACACGATAAATCTCGCAAGTATGGGCTAAACGTACCCGTTGGTACTTGGATGGGTGCGGTAAAAGTGAACAACGATGATGTTTGGAATGAATACGTTAAAACAAATAAGGTGAAAGGCTTTTCAATAGAGGGTTACTTTGCTGATAAAATGGAAAGACCTAAACAATTAGCTAAAGATGAACTGTCAGAAAATGAAAAAGAAATCATTTTAGTAAACCAAATAAAAGAAATTCTAACAAATGGCGAATAGAGAAGACGTAAAGATAGGAAGCAGAACGTCACCTAAAGGGGGGCAAAGGGCTTGTTTATGTTGGGATGAAAATACATATTCAATAAAGTGCTGTGACGGTTCTATGAGGGCGCAAGGCATAGGAGTTATCACAAAAGAATAAGCGAAAATACAAATTTTAATAAATAAACCGTTATATATATAATTATGAAAAGTAAACTAAATCAAATTAAAGAACTTTTAAACATTCAGGTTAAACTTGAAGAAACAAAGTTAGAAAATGGTACAGTTATTAGTGCTGAATCATTTGAAAAAGACAATGAAATTTTTATTGTTACAGACGATGAAAAAGTAGCAATGCCTGTTGGCGAGTATTTACTTGAAGATGGACGTTTAATTGTAGTTTCTGAAGAAGGAATTATAGCAGATGTTAGAGATGTTGCAGACGATGCACCTGAAAAGGAAACTGAAGAAGGTGAAGAAATTACTGAAGACCTTGAAGGCGACCATTCTGAAGAAAAAAAATATGCCGAAGAAGCTGACGTTGCTGATTGGCAAGGAATGGAAAAAAGGATTCAAAACCTTGAAGATGCTATCGCAGATTTAAAAGGAGACAAAGAATCTAAAATGACTGATGTAGAAGAAGAACAAGAATTAGAGGTTGAACCTCAAAATGTTTTAAAATCACGAACTGTAAAAGAAGAATTTTCTGAAGTTGAAAAAGCAGACCTTTCACAAGCATCTGCTAAACCAATTAAACACAATCCTGAAACAGTTGGAAAAACTAAGAAAAAAGTTGAATTTGTAAAAAACAACAAATTTGGAGCATCAGCATTGGACAGAGTATTAAGTAGATTAAATAAATAAAAAATAAACAAAATGAGTAAATTAAACGAAGTAAAATTAGCAACAGCTACTAACATCACTACTACATATGCAGGCGAATTTGCAGGTGAATATATAGCAGCAGCATTATTGTCAGCATCAACTATTGATGACGGAGGATTAACAGTAAAGGCAAACATCTCCTTTAAAGAAGTGATTAAGAAATTGGCTACGGGTGCTTTAGTAACGGCAGCAGGATGTGATTTTGCACCAAATAGTTCTGTAACATTAACAGAAAGAATTATTCAGCCTGTTGAATTACAAGTAAACTTACAATTATGTAAATACGATTTTGTAAACGATTGGGAATCTCAAAGTATGGGTTACGGTTTAGGTCAAACTTTACCTCCAAAATTTGCAGATTTTATGATTGCACACGTTGCATCAGAAGTAGCACAAAATACTGAATTTAATATTTGGCAAGGTGATACGGCAGCAGCTTCTAACAATTCATTTGATGGATTCGAGAAATTAATCGCAGCAGCAGTATTAGCAGGTGATATTCCTGCAGGTCAAGCAATCGGTGGTGGTGTAGCATTAACAGCAGCAAATATAATTGAAAAACTATCTGATACGGTAGCAGTAATTCCTGCAGCTTTATATGGAAAAGAAGATTTATTTCTTTACATTGGTAGTAAAGCAGCTAAATTGTATGTTCAAGCATTAGGAGGCTTTGCAGCTAACGGACTTGGCGCAAATGGTGTTAACGGAATGGGTACACAATGGTGGAATAACGGTAGTTTAACGGTAAACGGTGTTAAAATCTTCGTTGCTCAGGGACTAAGTGATGACAAAATGTATGTAGCAAGACGTTCAAATTTATATTTTGGAACAGGTTTGCTTAACGATACAAATTCTGTGAAGGTTTTAGATATGGCTGACCTTGATGCTTCAAACAATGTAAGAATGGTTATGAGGTTTACAAGTACAGTTCAGTTTGGAATCGCTTCTGACATCGTATCTTATACTTAGAATTAATAATTAATCAATAAAAAGAGGGTACGTAGTTTATCTACCTACCCTTTTTTCATTAAAAAACAATAAAAACTATGGCGTGTGCATTAACAACGGGTAGAAAAGTACCCTGCAAATCAGCATTTGGAGGCATAAAAACCGTACTATTCGCAGACTTTGGAACGATTGCAAGTATTGCAGTAGATTCAACAACAAAAGAGGCGACTATTACAGATGGTTCACCTGCCCCAACTTGGTATGAGTACGATGTGAAAGGAAATTCTAGTTTAGAAACTAGTGTTACCTCAAGCAGAGAAAATGGTACAACATTTTACACTCAAACTTTAAATTTAACATTAACCTATTTAGACGCTAAAACTCAAGCGGAATTACAGTCACTTGTTTTAGGTCGCCCTTACATTGTAGTGGTTGACTACTACGGCAATAACTTTCTTTGTGGACTAGAAAATGGAATGGAAGCTACGGGCGGTACGGTTGTGACAGGAGCAGCAGCAGGAGACCTTTCAGGATTTACTTTAACGTTTGAAGGAATGGAAGAAACTGCACCTTATTTCTTAAGTACGGCAGTAACAGCTTCAGCTACTCAAATTGACCCAACTGAATAATTAAAATTTTATTTTAGTTAGTAAATTAAGCATCCTTTATTGGGTGCTTTTTTTTTTGGATAATGATTTTACAAATTACTAAAATTATTACGTTATATATGTAATGATTATACTTACAACATCAGAATTAGCACAAAGCCTATCAGTAGTACCTAGAGAATATGCAAACTCATTTTCTATGAGTATTAGAGATGACAGCACCAATGTTACAAAAATTTACAGTATTATTGATGCAATAAAAGAAGGTAATTATTTAACCTTTGAGAATATATTTAACCCTAAATTAATTGAAGCTCATTATTTTAACCTATCTTTATTTGTTGATTACAATGTTTGGAATACTAATTACGAATTTTGGGAGTTAGACAATTTTAAATGGAATGAAAACGAAAGACAAATTTTAGACATTTATAATGATAAAATATTCTGTACAGACCAAGATGTAAACCAATTGCAAAATGACCATTACAAACTAAATAAAGGTCAGTATATAGAATACGAAGGATTTGATAATACTTATACAGTACCATAAATATGGAAAATAAAAGACCAAGAAATAACAAAGGACAATTTAAAAAAGCATCAAAAGTTTCAGAGTTTGGATTTGTAAATTTAAGTACATATACAAGCCCTGAAATTAAAGAAGTAAATGGCGAGGACTATATCGAATATGGGGCGGATAACAATTACTTTCAGTATCTAATAGACAGATATAATGGAAGCCCAACCAATAACGCTGCAATCAACGGTATAAGTCAAGCTATTTACGGAAAAGGATTAAATGCTACTAATTCAAGCAGAAAACCAAATGAGTATGCTCAAATGATTTCTTTGTTTAAGAAAAATGTAGTACGAAAACTTTGTTATGATTTAAAATTAATGGGACAATGTGCTGTTCAGATTATTTATTCAAAGGATAGGAAGAAAATTGCTCAAATAGAGCATATGCCTATTGAAACTTTGAGAGCAGAAAAAGCAAATTCAGACGGAGATATTCCTGCTTACTATTATTTTAAAGATTGGGCTAATATTAAAAAAAGCGATGAACCATTAAGAATACCTGCTTACGGTATGTCAAATGAAAATATAGAAATATATTACATCAAACCTTATAAATCAGGATTTTATTACTATTCACCTGTCGATTATCAGGGGGGGTTACAGTACGCAGAACTTGAAGAAGAAGTTTCTAACTACCATCTTAATAATATACTTAACGGTCTAGCACCTAGTATGTTAATTAATTTTAACAACGGTACTCCAAACCAAGAAGAAAGACAATTAATAGAAAATAAAATTGCTCAAAAGTTTTCAGGCTCAAGTAACGCAGGAAAATTCATTTTAGCATTTAATGACAATAAAGAAAGTCAAGCGGAAATTACACCCGTTCAACTTTCAGATGCTCATAACCAATACCAATTTTTATCAGACGAAGCTACAAAGAAAATAATGGTTTCTCACCGTATTGTTTCACCTATGTTATTAGGGATAAAAGACGGTTCAGGCTTAGGGAACAATGCAGAAGAAATTAAAACTGCATCTTTATTAATGGACAACACCGTTATTAGACCTTTTCAGGAACTTTTAATAGATGCCTTTGATGATATGTTAAGTTTCAATGATATTAGCTTAAACCTGTACTTTACAACGTTACAGCCTTTAGAATTTACTGAAGTTGATTCATCTATTCAAGACAAAGAAACAATTGAAGAAGAAACGGGGGTTGAAATGGAAAAATTTAGCCTAAAAAAAATTGATGGACAAGAAGTTTACAACACTAAAGAAGAAGCAGAAATAAAAGCTAAAGAGATTGGTTGCTCAGGTTTTCACGAAATGGAAATTGAAGGCGATATTTATTTTATGCCTTGTGAAAATCATACGGAATTAAAGTCACCTTGTTGGGATGGTTACGAACAGATTGGTATGAAGACTAAAGATGGTAAAGAAGTACCGAATTGCGTACCGTTATCAAAAGAAAAATTGTGCTGTTCTTCAGATTCAACAGAAGACGATGAAAAAGTAGCAAGTAAGTTAATTGCTTTAGGTGAAGATATTGACGAAGAAAAATGGGAAGCTATTTTTGAACAAGATGTAGATTACCAAAAAGAAGATGCTATTGACAACATAATAACTGAATTAGGACAAAACGAATTTATCGAAGAAAGTAAAAGAAAACTATCTACTATTCAAAAAATAGTTAATTTAGTAAGTACAGGAAGTGCATACCCAAATAGTCCATCTGCTCAAGACAAAAAAGTTGGTGAAAATTATTTTAAAGTAAGGTATTTTTACAGCCCTAGAAAAGTAGGCTCAAATGCAAGAAGTTTTTGCAGAGCAATGAAAAATGCTAATAAATTATATCGTAAAAAAGACATAATAGCAATGGGTACTCAAACTGTAAACAAAGGTTGGGGACCTGAAGGTGCAGACCAATATTCAATTTGGCTTTATAAGGGTGGCGGAAATTGCCATCATTCGTGGAGACGGGTAACATATAAAAGCAAGTTATCTGAAACAAGTACAAAAGATGCTCAAGATATTATAGGAACTAGACAGGCTGCTATTTTAGGGTATAAAGTTACAAATCCTTACCAAGTTTCTATACAGCCAAGAAATTTACCAAACAAGGGTTTTTTACCTAATAACCCTCAAGGAAAATAAAATAAAAAAAGAACTATGGCAACAGTATTATTTATAAACAGAACTGATTTAGTAAGAAATTCGATTATTGACGGCAACGTTGACACGGACAAATATATTCAGTTTATAAAACTTGCTCAAGAAATTCACATACAGAATTATATGGGTACAAAATTATATGAGGGTTTGACGGTGGCTATGCCTAATATTGATTTACCTGCAAATGCTCGTTGGAAAACCTTACTAGACGAATATATTGTACCTATGGAAATTTGGTTCGCTCAAGTAGATTATATACCCTTTGCAAGTTACCAAATAAAAAATGGAGGAATGTACAAGCACCGTTCTGAAAATGCTGATTCAGTTAGCAAAGAAGAAGTTGATTATTTAGTAGAAAAAGCAAGAACAAATGCAGAATGGTATTCAAGACGATTTATTGATTTTATGAGTTTTAACCAAACACTTTATCCTGAATATACACAAAATTTGAATGACGATATTTACCCTAGTACAGATGCAACATTTAACGGTTGGGTATTATGATTTACAAACCAAAAGAAAAGAACGTTCAGAAACTTAAAACTTTCTTAAAAAAAACTGAAAATAATAAAACAAAAAAAATAAAAAATGGCAACTCTATTTAATACTAGAATATCTGATACATACGAGGGTTTAATAAAAACAATTGATAATGCAGCTATTTCTGCATCTTTAAAAGAACTGTCAGATGGTTCAGGAAATTTAACGGGTTTATTTTTAAATTCAGCAGGAGATTTTAAGGTTACTAATATTTTAGAGTTTGGTACTTTAAAAGATTCTAATAATGTAGGAATATTAACTTTTATTACAGCAGCAGATGGAATTGAAAATTTTGATAATGATATTTCTGTACCTACAACAGCAGCGGTTAAGTTATATGTAGATACCAAATTTGCTACAACAGATACTTTAGCAGAGATTTTAGTATTTGGAAACACAACAAGCGGAACGGATATTGAAATTACTGCAGGTGACGATATTAAAATTTCAGATTCAAGTAAATTATTATTTGGTAATGGTGCTACAGATTTTGAGATTTACCACGATGGTACGGGTTCTTTTATTTCAGATTTAGGAACGGGTAATTTAGAAATTGCTAGTAATTTATTAAAAATATTAAGTGCTACGGGGGAAAATATGATTTTAGCCCAACAAGATAATGGGGTACAATTGTATTGTGATAATTCAAAGAAACTTGAAACAACGTCTGTGGGGGCAACTGTGACGGGTAGCTTAACAGTTACTAATAAAATCTTAGGAGAACTAGACACAACAGTAATAGGGACAACTCAGGCGGTTGCAAATAACTCTACTTTAATTGCAACAACTGCATACGCAGATTTAGCTAATTTAGCTCAAATAAATTCTAATAGTTCAAATATTAATACGATAAATACAAATATTAATACGATAAATACTACCGCAGAGTTTTTAGTAAATAAAGGACAACCTAGCGGTTATGTACCTCTAGACGCAGGGGGTAAAATTTTAGAATCATATTTGCCTGCATCCATTATTGGACAGTTAAATTATGTAGGTACGTGGGACGCAGCTAATGATACGCCAACACTACCAAACCCTACCACAGTTAATGGCGATTATTATATTGTAAATGCAGCAGGAACTTATTTAGGTGTTTCTTACGGTATAGGCGATTGGATAGTCTCCAATGGTATTGCGTGGCAAAAAATAGACAACACAGAATCGGTTTCTACAGTTTTTGGTAGACTAGGTAATATTTTAGCTAACTCGACAGATTATGATGCTTTTTACCCAACGCTTACAAATTTACCAAACTTAGTAGCTAATAATGCAGCAGTTGCAGCAAACACTTTAAAAGTAGGAATTACTACACAGCAAGCGGCAGACATAACTACAAACAATGCTAAAATTTCATTTGATACTACAAGCTCTACTAGGCTAGCTAATACAAGCGGTACAAACACAGGCGACCAAAATTTAGCAGAGGTTTTAAGTTTAGACAATACTACAAATGGAAACGATATTGCTATAAGTGCAGCCGATAATATTACACTTACTGACACTAGTAAAATTATAATGGGTGCAGATAGTGATTTAGAAACATACCACGACGGCATTAAAGGTCATATTAAAAATATTACAGGAGCTTTAAATATAGAATCTAATAATATAGAGATTGGTACTTTTAATAATTCAGCAACGGGTCTACGGTCTATAGCAATAGGTGCTAACACAACAGCTAGTAATACCGACGCTATAGCAATGGGAGAAAATACTACAGCAACAGGTATTAGTTCTACTGCAATTGGTAAAGCAACCAACGCAAGTGCAGACGGAGCTACATCAATGGGAAATGGAACTACTGCAAGTGGAGTAAATTCTACGTCTATGGGGGTTAATACGTTAGCAAGTGGAGCGTACTCTACGTCGACAGGAAATAATACTACCGCTAGTGGTGACAATTCTTTTTCGGCAGGAGCTAACACAACAGCAAGTGGCGAGAGGTCTACAGCAACAGGAAACAATACACTCGCAGGTGGTAATTCAGCTACCGCAATAGGGACTAATACAGAAGCAAGAGCTACAAGTTCTTTTGCTACAGGTATTAATACGTTAGCAAGTGGAAATCACTCTACGGCAATGGGAAATGGAACAGTAGCAAGTGGTACAAATTCTATATCAGCAGGTTCAAGTACTACGGCAGGTGGTAACCAATCTTTTGCAGTAGGTTTTTCTACAACAGCTAATGGTAATGTTGCTACAGCAATGGGAAATTCAACAGTAGCGAGTGGTGTTTCGTCTACCGCAATGGGGCTTTATTCAGTAGCAAGTGGGGTTGCATCTACAGCAACAGGTTATGATACCGAAGCAAGCGGTGCTAACTCTACAGCAATGGGAAAAGAAACGACAGCTAGTGGTCTAAATTCTTTTGCTACAGGTGGTTCAACTACCGCATCGGGAGATTATTCTACCGCATCGGGTAGAAGTACATTATCAAGCGGTAGCCACTCTTTTGCAGCAGGTTTTTCTACTATAGCAAGTGGAGAGTCTTCTACAGCTATGGGTGTTAACTCTACAGCAAGCGGCGATAAATCAGTATCAATAGGCGATAACACTATAGCTAACTCGTTTTCAGAAATAGCGATAGGTAGAAATCCTGTAGCAAAAACAGGTAATGCAACAATATGGGTTGCAACGGATAGGTTATTTAGTATTGGTAACGGGGCGTCAGCAAGTTCGCAAAGTATGGCTTTAGAAATATTAAAAAATGGTATAACTGTTTTACCTGCAGTAGTTTCGTTAAACTTTGCAGACGATACAGCAGCCGCTACAGGTGGTGTGCCTGTTGGTGGTTTATACCATACATCGGGTGCTATAAAAATAAGACTAACATAAAAAAATTTAGTATATTTACAGCTAACTTTAAAAATATTTAAAATGTCTAAAATCACAGAGGTAGAATTAAAAAATTTACAAGAACAGGAGCAAAAAAAGGGTGCGATTTTGCACGACTTGGGATTACTACAAACTCAAACACATAGTTTAAATCACTATTACGTTGAATTAATGGTAGAACAAGAAAAATCTAAAAAGGGACTTGAAGAAATTTACGGTGAAATAAACATAAATCTTAAAGACGGTTCTTTTGAATTAATCAATAAAGATGAAAAAAATAAGTAAGCATATTTCTTTTAAGGAAGCAACTCATTCAAATTACGCCAAACAATATGGCATAGCAAATAAGCCTAAACCTGAACATATTGAAAATATGAAGTTATTGGCTGAAAAGGTTTTTGAGCCGTTAAGAGAGTGGGTTGCAGCCCCTATAAGGGTTAACAGTATGTTTAGAAGTAAAGAGTTAAATACGGCTTTAAAAGGCAGTCATACATCAAGTCATTTAAAGGGCAAAGCAATTGATATTACATCTATTGATGGAGCGAGTAATTTAGAGATGTTTCACTACATAAAAGATAATTTAGATTTCGACCAACTTATTTGGGAGTATGGAACAGAGCCTAAATGGCTTCACGTTTCTTACGAAAATGAAAAAGATAACAGAAATCAAATTTTAGTTATTAAAAAAAGAGGTGTTTATTATACATATTCTGAATGTAAAACTTGTTAAAATGGCTAACGATTATAAAACTTTAATTTTAAATGCAGGAACATTTACACTTTCAATGACAAATATTGATGTATTTTTAAAAATTATTTTACTAAGTGTATCAATTTTATATACTGTGCATAAATGGTATTTATTAAATGAAAACAAAAAAGAATAATGAAAAAAAAATTTTCTGAAACTAAGGTTGGTAAATTCCTGAAAAGCATTGGCTCAGGAATATTTGGTACCGTTGGAGATATATTACCTAATGACGGATTATTAGGTGTTTTAAAGGGCTTGATTACAAATGGTAACACATTAAGTGAAGAAGATAAGAAAATGGCTCTAAAGTACCTAGAAATGGATATAGCAGAGATGCAAGAGGTTTCTAAAAGGTGGGCTTCAGATATGACGTCAGACAGTTGGCTTTCTAAAAACGTAAGACCATTGACATTAATCTTTTTTTCGATTGCTTATGTAGTGGGTTGGTTTTTAAATTACTCTTTAGAAAATATTACGGGGTTGCTTTCCTTAATTGTTGGGGCTTATTTTGGTTCTAGAGGTTTGGAAAAATTTAAAAGTATTCAGAACAAAAAAAATTAAAATCCCAAAGTCATTATTTTTAGTTATATTTTTAGTTTTATATTTAGATATATTTTTTGATATATTTCTAATAATTCAAGTAATTAAAAAGTTCGAAGTTATTACTTTTTTTTAAAACAAAAAAATTAAATGGCAAAAAAGAAACTTACAAGAAGTAAAATAGTTAAAAAACTAGATACAATTTTTAGTCAGTATATAAGACTGAAAGATTCTAACAATGAGGTATCAACCTGCTTCACCTGCGGAAAACAGGACCATTGGAAAAAGCTACAAAACGGACACTTTCAATCACGAAGACATTATTCGACTAGATGGGACGAAACAAATTGTCAAGTACAATGTGCGGGCTGCAATGTATTCAAATACGGGGAGCAATATATATTCAGTAAAAACTTAGATTCTAAATTTGGCGAGGGTACAGCTCAGGAACTACATATTCAAGCTCAACAGATAGTGAAGTTTTCGGATGAAGATTTAAAAGAAATGATAAAAAATTACGAAAAACTTGTACAGCAATTAATTTAATCTTACATTTGTAGTGTTCTGTTTTTAATTACTAAGAGAGGGTTTGCATCAGCATTCCCTTTTTTTTTGTTTTTTTTTCACTTTTAGCTTGTGGTTATCAACTAAAGTGTTTATATTTGTGTATAATTAATAATTAAAATAGAACAAAATGAATATTACTCAAAGAATCAACACGCCAAGTTACACAAAGCAAGAAAAGAAAAATGCAAAAAAAATGCATCAATATTTTCGATATGAAAAATTAATGAAACAAGCGAGAAGTAATAAAGAAGATTATTTAGATTGTTTAGCAAAAAATCCTGAAAAGTTAAATTACAAAAATAGAATTGCTTTGGCTGATTTGATAGTAATATTTCACCAAGATGCTTTAAAATATTGGAATAAAGCAGAAGCGTTAAGAAATGAATACCCTTTTCTTAATGAAATGATTAAATTAAAAAAATAATGGAAAATTTAATCGAAAAAAGAGAAAAAATTGCTTACAGATTAAGGTATGCAAATAGACAAGGTTGGGCAACTGAATTATTAGAAAAAGAATTTGAAGATATTAAAAACGAAATTATCAATAATAATTAAAACAGAACAAAAATGGAAACACAGGACATCACTTTACAGAAAGAAATTAAGAGTTTAGAAGAAGCATTGCATTTTGCAGTTTATAATGGAGACGCATTTGAACAAATGTCTTTACATAAAAAATTAGAGATTGCTAAATCAACATTATTAAACATCAAGTAATGGAGACAGAAAAATCACTTATAGAAAATTACGAAAATAGAGTAAATGCACTATTAACCAAAATTGATTTTTTGGAGGCACAATTAGAAGTATCAAAAGAATTTTATTTTAACAATTAAATATATAAATTATGAACAGAGACAAATTATTAGACCTTTACAAAAAGTATGATTTATCAAAAGATGACGTATTTAAGCATCAGCATTATGTAATTATTACAAGACAAGGAATTGACAAGATTCAGGGGGTTGAACAAATCGAAATTAAATACGAGGTAATTAAATGCGAATCTAGTTTTGCGGTATTTAAAGCAATTGCATCAAAAGGTGAAAAAAGAATTGAAACATTCGGTTCAGCATTAAAAGCACCAAATTATAAAGACGGAAATTGTAATAGTTGGTACGTTGCTGAAATGGCTGAAAAAAGAGCAATGAGCAGAGCAGTTTTAAAATTAACAGGATTCTATGAGCTAGGAGTTTTTGGCGAAGATGAATCAGATAGCTTTAAAAAATGATTGAATCAATAGGATGGTTTGCGGTAGCAATATTTACAATATATATTTCAAAAATAATAGCAAGAAAATTGTTTCCTGAAGATTGGAGAAATGACGATGATTTTTGGATGAAGTAGGTAAAAATTACCTTCGTAATTAGAACAAGAGTAAATAATTAAAAATAAATATTAACTAAATTAAATTTAAAATTATGAGTACATTAATCAATGCAAGTATTAGAGTTGACAGATTACCAAAAGAGAAATTCATCAAAGGAAAAGATGGAGCAGTTTATTACAACCTTACTATTTCAGTTCAAGACGATACGAGATATGGTAATAATGTTGCCTTTACAGATTCACAGACTAAAGAAGAAAGGGACGCTAAAGTCGCTAAAACTTACTTAGGTAACGGAAAGGTTGTTTGGACAGACGGAGTTGTTAAATTGGCTGAAAAAGAGGTTAAAGAACAAGTGCTTGTTGGTGCAACCGAAGATGACGATATGCCATTTTAGTGAAAATTCAGGGGGCTTAAAAACCCCCTTTTTTTTATTAATTAGTAAAACAGACAATCCCTATTAAAACAAAACAAATGACAGAACAAGAAACAGAACATAATATGCTAATGCAGTTAATTGAAAAAGACTGTTATGTAGGTATAAAAGAAAAAATAGAATACCCACCCGTTTGCCTTTCAATGGGCGAAAAGGTTTTAAAATCTGACAAAGGAGATACAATATTACCAATACCGATTGGAACTTACGGTAATTTATCAGTTGTTACTGCTCCACCAAAAACAAAGAAAACATTTTTTATCTCACTATTAGCTTCGGTTTATTTAAGTGGCGATAATATTTATGGCGGTAAAATCAAAGGTCACAGAGGCGATGGTAGTTTAGTCCATTTTGATACAGAGCAAGGGCTTTGGCATTGTCAAAAGGTGTTTAAAAGGCTGTACGATATGGATTCTACAATAGATTCAGAAAAATATCATACCTTTGGCTTAAGGTCTATTAATTATAAAACAAGGATTGAGTTTATAGAATATTATTTATCACAAAAAATTAACAGACCATCATTGGTTATTATAGACGGTATTGCAGATTTGTGCTCAGATGCAAATAATATACAAGAATCAAATGAAGTTGTGCAGAAATTAATGGAATGGAGCGCAAAATATAAGGTGCATATAATTAATGTAATACACCAAAATTTCGGAAGCACAAAATTAGGTACAGGACATTTAGGTTCGTTTTTAGAAAAGAAAGCGGAAACAGTTATAAGTTTAGAGGCTAATACAGTAAACAAAGAATGGGTAACTGTAAGATGTGGACGAAGCAGAGGTTATGCTTTTGAAAAATTTAGTTTTGAAGTAAACGAAAGAGGCTTACCGATAGTTGTAGGCAATTTGTACGACCCACTTGAATAGTTATGAAAAATAAGATAATATTGATTGCGGAAAAAAATGAAATTTGGATTGACATAGTGCAGTCATTTGGTTGTACTAAGGAGACCGCAGAAGATATTGTGCAGGAAATGTATATAAAAATACAGAAAACACTTAAAAACGGTGTTGCTGTTGATATTATGTACAATGGTGAAGAAATCAATTACTATTATATATTTAAATGTTTAAATTCTATTTTCATAGATTTAAAAAGGCGAGAAAAAAACAGAACAATGGTATCAATAGAGGATTACGAAAAATTAGGTGTGAAATGGGGCTTAGACCTTGAGGTTGATTTTGAACAAGCATATAGTAAAATGCAGATTGAACTTAAAAAAATGTATTGGTACGACAGAAAAGTTTTTGAAATAATAAATTCAGGTGAAAGTATTGCAGAATTATCTAGACAATCAGACATTCCGTATTATTCACTTTATAATACATATCATAAAGTAAAGGATAAACTAAAAAAAATTTACAATGAGATTTGAAAGCAGTAATGATATACAAAGAGAACAGAAAGCAATAAGATTGTTTACAGAACAGTTTAATGGCGGATTTATTAAGTTGGGCGAGAATGATGTAGATTTTACAATAGTCACTAAGGACGGTACTGTAATCGCTTATGCAGAGGTTAAAGGTAGGAATAGAAAAATAAAAGATGCATTCCCTTTACCCGTTGCTGCTCGTAAAGTGGTTAAACTAATGGACAAGTGTAAAGAGGTAGAACCCGTTATGATTTGGGCTTGTTTGGATGGAATTATATACGGAAAGATTAAACAGCTTGGAGGCGTCTTAAAAATAGGTGGCAGGAAACCAAGAGAACACGCTTCAAACGATATTGAAGCAATGGTTTATTATTATGAAACAGCAGATTTAAAAAAAATAACATATTAAAAAAATAAAAAATGGCAACAATTATGAGAAACATACAAGGTGGTATTGAAACATTAAAAGAAATATCAGGTAACTTTTTAGAAGAAATTAAAACGGAAATACCAAAAGACAAAATTGTAGAAGATTTAAAACGAGAATTTGACATACGTAGCTGTATTGGTATTAATAAATACAAAACAACTCTACAAGACAATAATTCAGATGACTTTTTACAACATCTAAAGGAGGAATTAATGGATGCAGCATTGTATATTCAAAAAATTCAATCTCAAAACTTAAATAAATAATTATGAAATTAGGAGACATTATTTTTTATATAACAAAATATACGGGTATCAAATGGATGGTTGACAAATATCATAAATACAAAGGAACGAAATGCAAATGCCCTGAAAGACGAGAGGCTTTAAATAACATAAAAATTCAAAGATGGTAACAGATAATAAATTTGACGAATATGATTACAAAGATTGGGGCTTTTTCAGAATGGGTACAAACGATGTCATATCCGCAGCAGAATTTGAGTTGGTGTGCCAATTACACTCAAAATATCACCAACACGGTTATTACAAACCTTGTACCTGCAACCCAAAAATAATAAGACAATGGATTAAAGATTTAAACGTTATCTTTGAGAATGGGAATAAGTAAAATAAAGAAGTTAGAACAGGCGGTTGTTACAGTATTGAATTTTGATGGTTGGGATTTAAAAATTCCTGAAGATAATTTTTCAAGATATGATGCCTATGGCACAACTCCAAAAGGTAAAAAGTGCGTAATTGAAATGAAATTCAGAAATAAGCATTACGAAGATAAAATGCTTGAAAAAGATAAATACGATGCATTGATGGCTTTAGACGATGACATTGTAAAAATTTATTTTGTAGCAGATACGAAAGGAAACTTTATGTATTGGCTAAATACTTTAAAGATGCCTGAAACGGTTAAAAAATATTGCCCTGACACTACAATGTGGACAAAGAAAAGGTTGCTTAAAGATGTTTATTTACTTCAGGAAAAATATGCAAGTGTAATTAATTTCAATAAAAATTAAAAAAATCTTATAAAATACTTTGTGGATAACTTTATTTGTTTTATATTTGAATGTTGGCAATTAAGTCACACTTTAAAAATAGAATATTTTGGAAAATTTAAAAGAATTATTAGGAATTTTAAAAGTAGGTGGTACATTAACTTTTACACACAAAAGCTCATTAGGATTAGGAGACCCTGAATTGTATGTAATTAGAAAATTTAATGAAGGTTCAGGCGAAAGGGGTGCTATTGATTCAGGTTTTTCAGTTTGTAGATATGATAACTCAGAGGGAGCGATGAATACTAGGTCAATTTCAAGGGGTTACTTAAACCTTTACACTTTTGATATGTTTGATAATCTAATCACCACAAGAATAATTGTAAGGGATATGACATTGGTTGCAGTAGATGTTGAAGAATAATAATAATCAGGGGTTTAAAAGCCCCTTTTAAAAACAGAACATTATGTTAGAAAAGTATAAACAAAATTTAAGAATAGACGGAGACAAAGTTTGGAGTTATACAACTCACGTTGCAACAATTTCAGGTTCAAAATTATTTCAACTAGGTTATTGGAGTATGACTACTCAAAAGCATATCAACTATGTTGCAAATCAATTAGATTTAGACCTAGTAAAATAATGAGAGGCAATTATAATATGCGGATTTCTGAAATGAAAACGGGCGGATTAAAAATTAGAATTGAAAACCTAAAAACAGAAAAAGTTGCAGTATTTGAGGCAAGTAAAAAAGCAATATTAAATGGAAAATTATTTTTTTGGAAATTTAGTTTTGCTATAAATAAAACCCTAGCCTAATGAAAATAAATGATGCATTATGGAGCGAGGTTAAAAAAAGAATAGAAAAACATATTCAGGACGATGAAAATATTACTGATGTGAATATAAAATTAAACATCAAAGAATCAATAGAAAGGAATTATTTACAAATCAATTTAACAATTTAAAACAGAACAAATGAGAAACAGAATTATATTAAAAGATGACATAAGCATATTAGGTGACAGGACTGTAAGCGGATTTAACTTTGATTGGGATGCAGAAGATATGGAATACAGTTGCAGGGGGACGGTTTACTATGATGATGACCACGATGAAATGTGCGACCCAAGATTAGAGGATGCAGCAATGGAACTAGAAAACCAATTAGAAGACAGAGGTTTTATTACAAGTTACGAGGCAGGCGAAAAGGGATGGGTTTATATTAGAATACACGATTAATGGAAACACAAAGAAAAAAGATTTTAGAAGCAAAAGAGTTTTTAGAATCACAAGGATATTCCGCAATGTTTTTATGGCATACAGATGACGTTTGCAATAATTATGATGTAGACCAAGACGAGGCTTTAAATATCTTAGAAGATGCATTGCAGTCAGGATATATAACCTCACAGATTTTTGAAGCAATTGATGTTATAGCAGAAATAAATGGACATAAACCTAAAAATGAATAAAATGAATTTACAAGAACAATCAGAACAAGAAAGAATAATTCAGAACACAAAAGAATTAAACGAAAGAATAGACCACTTAGAAAAAAGGTTACACGATGCATTACATCATACATACGTTGGAGAAACTTATGATTTATATGCAATGAATGGAGAATTACATATTACTTATCGGGGTGGAGAAAGAGAACTGACAATGTGTACTGAATCCCTTTTTAAGGACTTACCTTTCATTATTGACCAAGTTTGTAAGGAACAGAAGAAGATGAATAAAATGTACCTTAAACAGATTAAAAATACCTTAAAATAATGATTTTACTTGTAGATGCAGACAGCTTGATATTTGCAAGTTGTTATAAAAAAAGGGAAACCCCTGAAGATGAAAAATATTATACAGATATATTAGATTCAAAAAAGAAATTTTACAATCAATATATGCAAATAATTAATCATTTAGAAACAATGTACCCCATTGACAGGGTGATAACGTTTAGCGGTTCTTTAGGGAACTTTAGGAAGCTAATAACTAAGAAGTATAAAGCTAACAGAAGTGATGACCTTAGACCTCCGCTTTTAGGTGAAATGCATCAACACGTAAAAGAACATTACGATAGTGTTTTTGGCTATGGAATTGAAACTGACGATATGGTTGCAAGATATTGGAAACAACTTTCTACCGAGTTTGGCAGAAATGACGTAATGATTGTTTCGATTGATAAAGACTATAAACAGTTTCCTTGTTTGATGTATAATTACCATTATAAACATAAAGAAGTTTTAGACATTTCAGAAGACGAGGCAAGATATAATTTCTATGAGCAAATGATTGCAGGAGACACAGCAGATAATGTAAATTATTTTAAAGGTAAAGGTAAAAAATTTGCTGAAAAATACTTTGCAGACTGTCATTCTGAATATTCATATACCAAAAAATTATATCAATTATTTAAAGAAAAATACAAATCAAAAGCAAAAGAAAAATATTCTGAATGCTATAATTTATTGAAACTAAGAACTGATTAAAATGATAAACATAAGACCTGAAGAAATAGTAAGAAAAATAACAAACTTATCAGGGTACGACCCCTATGAGAATACGAGAAAAAGAAACCAAGTAGAAGTTAGGGCTTTGGCTTGTTATCTAATGAGAGAAAAGCTAAATATGAGGTGGACGAATATTACTAAAGTTTTTGAAGATAATGGCAAACAGATGCATCACGCTTCTGCTATCCATTTGGTAAAGAACTATAAATTCTATAAATTAGCAAATAAAGATTTACAAAAATATGAAGATTCTTTTAATTTTTTACAGGGATTGGATTACGAAGAAGTAAATAGGATAAGCTATTTAGAAGATAAACTATCAGAATTGCAAGATAAATATGACACGCTTGAAGAAAATTTACAACATCCATTAGTGAAATTGGTTTCAGATATTACAGATGAAAAAAACAAGTGGGAATTAGCAGACCAAATTGTAATTGTAAAAAAATCGTGGGCTTGGAAAAATAAAACTAATTTAAACGTTATATAGATATGAAGATTGAAAAGGTAAAAATAAATAGCATCACAGAAAACCCTGATAACCCTAGAACAATAAAAGGTGAAAAATTTAACAAATTAGTTAAGAGTATAAAAGACTTTCCTGAAATGTTAAAAATTAGACCAATTGTTGTAAATGATGACAATGTGATACTTGGCGGAAATATGAGATATAAGGCGAGTATTCGAGCAGGTTTAAGTGAAGTCCATATTATTAGAGCAAGTGGCTTGACAGATGAGCAACAGAAGGAATTTATAGCAAAGGACAATGTAGGTTTTGGCGAATGGGATTGGGATGTTTTAGCTAATGAATGGGATGTAGAAAAGCTTGAAGATTGGGGTATTGAAGTACCATCTTTAAATGATTTTATGGATGAACACGAACCTGAAATAGAATTTAGCGAGTTTTTAGATGAAAGCAATAACTATGTGGTTTTGTTCTTTAAAAATGATATTGATTGGCTACAAGCGCAAACTCATTTTAGTTTAAAATCAGTAAGCTCTAAACGTTCAAACGGAAAGGCTTGGAGTAAAGGAATCGGACGAGTAATTAATGGAGCAGAATATTTAAACAAAAAATAATGCAAAATAATTTAAAAGAAGTTAGGGAACGTATTTATTTTAATAAATCAACATTAAAAGATATTGAATTTGATATTTTAAACAGGCGACATATTGAAAGATATGCTTTAATTAGACAGTATTTGTATGGTGATGTTTTAGATGTGAGTTGTGGCTCAGGATATGGCTCTTATTTAGTTTCTAATAACCCTGACATAAATAGTGTGCTAGGTTTGGATATAAGCAAAGAAGGTATTGATTGGGCTAAAGCTAATTTTGAAACTGAAAAGGTAAAATTCCTGCAAAAGAGAATTGAAGACCATACAAGTAAAGCAGATGTTTTAGTAAGTATTGAAACAATTGAACATTTAGAAAATCCGCATATATTAAATGATTTAGCAGAAAGGTGTCAGGTTGACCAAATAATTGTTTCTTACCCAAGTAAAAAAACAACTCATTATAATTCATTTCATTTTAGTGATTTTATAGATGACGAAATTATTAGAATATTCTCAAATTTTAAACTTGTGGATGTTATAGATTTACACAGAGAATGTAGAATTTTAAAATTACAAAGATATGATTCAAGTTTATAGCCCAAGTTACAAAAGAGCAGGTATTTGCAAAACTCATAAATATCTGCCCTTTATAACCTATGTGGTTATGGAAAGCGAAGCAGAAGATTACAAAAAAGTTCACGATAAAATTTGGGTAATACCTGATGAGGTACAAGGAAATTTAGCAAGAGTTTGGAACTACATAAAGGACAATTCTGAATCTAAAAATATAGTCACAATAGATGACGACATAAAATATATAGGCAGATGGAATGGTGAAAAACAAAACAAATTAGATGCGGACGGGGTTTTAAGCCTAATACAAGAGGGTTTCCAATTAGCTGAAGATTTGGATGTTAAATATTGGGGACTAAATTGTTTAATGGATAAGGGCTCATATAGGGAATATACTCCATTTGGAACTGTATCTTACATAGGTGGACCATTTCAAGCACACGCAGATAATGATTTACGATACGATGAAGAAATACCTTTAAAAGAAGATTACGATATGACGTTGCAAATATTGAGTAAATACAGAAAAAATCTTAGATTAAATATGTACCATTATGTTTGTGAACAAGCAACAATAGTTGGCGGATGTGCTGATTACAGAAATGTAGATAAAGAAAAAGAAATGAATATTTTGTTGCAAAAAAAATGGGGTTCTAAAATAATAAAACAAGATAATAGTCAAAAGAAAAATAGCAGGAAAAGAAAATACGATTTTAACCCAATATTAAAAGTACCAATAAAAGGCATCTAAATGGAATCTAAAATAATATTAACTTCAATAAATGGAAAAGATGCTTACAAGAAAGGAGTTGACGGTTACTGTTATACATTTAATAAAAACGAAAAAAGTAGAATAAAAGCATATGATAATGCTAATAAATCTTACATAAGCAATGGACGAAAGTAGACACATAAAAAAGGAATCATTATTAAAATCATTAGAGCAGAGTTTGGGTATTGTGACGGTAGCTTGTAAGAAAGCAAACATACCTAGAAGTACGTATTATAAATGGCTAAAAGAAGATGAGGCATTCGCTATTGAAGTTAAGGATATTGAAAACATTGCTTTAGATTTTGCAGAGTCACAATTGCATAAACAGATTGGTGCGGATAACACAAGTGCTACCATATTCTATTTAAAGACTAAAGGTAAAAATAGGGGGTACATTGAAAGGCAAGAGATAACAGGTGCTGATGGTATGCCTACTAATTTTCAAATTGAAATAATTGGAGCAACTAAAGATAAAGACTAATATAGTTTACGACCATTTATTAAGAACAGATAAAAAAATTGTAGTTGAGCAAGGCGGAACAAGGTCAGGCAAAACTTACAATATTTTGTTGTGGATTATATTCGAGTACTGTACACGTAATGAAAATAAGATTGTAACGATTTGTAGAAAGTCATTCCCATCACTTAGGGCAACTGTTATGAGAGATTTTATTAGCATATTACAAGGACAGAATATGTACAAAGAAAGTAATCATAACAAGTCTAATTCTGAATATTATCTATTTGGAAACCTGATTGAATTTATTTCACTTGACCAACCTCAAAAGGTCAGGGGACGGAAAAGGGATTTACTATTTGTGAATGAAGGAAACGAATTGTATTACGAAGATATGCAACAATTACTCTTTAGAACTCAAGACAGGGTAATATTAGACTTTAATCCATCAGACGAATACCATTGGATATACGATAAACTAATTACAAGGGCTGACTGTGTTTTTCATAAAACAACTTATTTAGACAATCCTTTTATTGAACAAACTATTATTGATGAAATAGAAAGACTAAAAGATACAGATGAACAGTATTGGCAAATCTATGGACTAGGTGAAAGGGCTTCAAGTAGGTCTACAATCTTCAATTACACAGAAGTCAACCAAATCCCTATTGAAGCAAATTTAGTGGCATACGGAATGGATTTCGGTTATACGAATGACCCGAGCACTTTGGTTTCAGTTTATACTTGGGATTATAACCTTTATGTGAAGGAGCATCTTTACAGAACTCAAATGACAACTCAAGACATAAACACGTTTCTAAGGGACGAAGAACTTGAAAGTAACCCAATATATGCTGATAGTGCAGAACCTCGCTTAATCGAAGAATTAAGACGTATGGGACATAATGTATTCTCAAGTGTAAAAGGTAAAAATTCCATCAATGCAGGAATTGATTTATTAAAGAGATACAAGATACACATACTTAAAGATTCTACAAATGCTATTTCAGAGTTTAGAAACTATAAATGGAAGGAAGACAAAAGCGGTACACTAACAAATGTACCTGAAGATAAGCATAACCATATTATTGACCCAACACGTTACGCTACTTATTCTATTTTGTCAAGACCAAACTTTGGAAAATATACCCTACATTAAAATCTTTTTTTAAAATAAGTTATAAAATGCTTTGTTGATAACTTTTAATCATATATCTTTGGTGTATAATTAAAAACAATATTATGAAAATTTCAAAAGAACAATTAATCAAACTTTCAAATTTAAGAACTAATTTAATTGAATTGTACAACAAAAATGAAGGTGGAATCAACTACACAATGATTAGAGATTTAGACGAAACAATTGAAGAAATCATTAAAAAATAAATATTATGACAGAAGCACAGAGAGACCAAAAAAAGATTGAGAGAATAGAGGGTTTAAAAGTTATGCAAGAGTTGCAAAAGGACTTAGGAAATACCACAAGGGCTGAAATGATGCAGTCAAAAATTGATATATTAACTTCACAATTAAAATAGAACATTATGGGATTCAGATACAATTCAAACGAAGATATAAAAGTAGCATTAAAAGACAGTAACGGGATTCGTTTAACGTATGAATTAATGCATATAAAAAATAACATTATAAACAATTATGTGATTCAGGCAAAAATTGGTGGTTTACTTGACTGTAAAGAAAGGGGACTTTTTATAATAGCAACATCGTGTGAACGGTTGAATAATAATGAAGAAACTATGACAGATGAATATGCAATAGATTTATTAGAAGATTATTTACAAGAATAGTTATTAAATGCTTTGTGGATAACTAAAAAAGTATTATCTTTGAATAATGGCAATTAAGTCATTGTTTAAAAACAGAACAAAATGAAGATTTCAGACAAACAAAGAAAGTTAATTCAAGATTACTTAGAGTACTACTATTCTAAGCATCACAAATCAACTGAAAAATTATCTTTGAAAAATCAGTTAGAACTACTGTATCATT